AACAACGACGGAGAATGACAGATGACAGCATACGGCAGTCTGATGTGGTGGAGAGAGCAGAATAGCGACTATGTGTTACTGGATGACAATGGTGACATATATGCAGAGGTGACTCTGCCCAACACCTACACGCTAGAGGCACGTGAAGAAATCATAAGCACAATGGCAAAAGCTACAGACACCAAGTGGTCAGAGGCCACAGAATACGATTACGCATCATAGGAGAACAAAAGATGAACGACACAACATACAATGGCTGGTGTAACTTTGAGACATGGCAGGCTAACCTATGGTTAGACAATGATGGCACTCTGGACATGCTCAGGGAGGACGACATGCTAACGGAGGACGCTATCACGGCACAGTTAGAGAGCCTTTTGGACAACATACCCCCCAGTCTGTTGGGTGACATAGTGACATCGTGGATTCATTGTGTCAGAGTAGACGAGATACTAAAGCACGCAGAGGACATATAGACATGAGAACATTACAGGAAAAACGAAAGCTAAGGCGACAGCGCAGACGACGCAATCAGATACTGGACGACATGCTGATAGGCTCAGCGATGGCAGTGCCTGCAATATTTCTCTGGCTTGGTATTGTGTTTGCGTTTATGATTCAATCTGGCATATAGGAAACAGGAAACATGAGAAAGTTACAGCTAACACGAGTCGATGGCATCTGGACGCTAAAGGAAAATGGACGTATCAAACTCACGCACTCCAGCTACAATGAGATATGCAGAGGCATCAACTCACTATTGCGAGCATACGAGGAGCACCGGGTACAGCATCAACTGGAGGTTATGGCATAATGGCAGACGAACAGGAGCACACTAACGACGAACTGGAGGAGCTACCCTTCTGGAAGGCAGCACTTGCGTTCATCGGTGGGTTTATAGTTGGAACATTTATAGGAGCGTAGGATATGAAAGACGAGATAGATATTTTTATAGACTCTGCATTTGTGTGGAGTGAATGGGAAGGCAGAGATTTGCTAGCAGTAGACAAGCACCAGTTTGAGAGGGCATTGCGTGATTTGCTAGCCAGAGCACGTGCAGGAGAATCATTCGAGACAACAGGAGACGAGACATGAGCGCAGTAGATGGCATATGCCTACACCAGATTACAGGATCACTAGAGAAGATCAAAAAGAGTATCGAAATGGATTTGCAAGTGGTTGACACCGCTGCCGACTGGTCTATCATGTGGAGACATATGGAAGAAGTCGAACAATTGATAGAAGACATCAACAACGCATAACAGGAGCGTACACAATGGATCTATTCAACACACTAGGGCATGCTCTGGGTAACATCGACGTAGCACGAGAGCGTGCGGATGCAGCAGAGATAGACAGACTGCACGAGGCAGACGACAGCGAACCAGAGAACTATGTGGTCACTGTTGAGCTAATCGTCTCTGCTGTATCTGAGAATGACGCAAAAAGTATTGCGCACGATATACTTGACGTAGCAGTGATGGATAATGCAGAATTGCTAGACACGGACATACTGGAAGCAATAGACGCATGAACATCTTTTACCTTGACACGTGCCCAATACGGGCAGCACAGCAGCAGTGTGACAAGCACGTGGTTAAAATGATCCTAGAGAGCGCACAAATGCTCTCTACGGCTCACCACGAGTTTGATAGTGAGCGTGCAGTGTACAAAAGCACACACAAGAACCACCCCAGCACTGTATGGGCTAGAGAGTGCACCAGCAACTACCGTTGGCTGTACGAGCATATGATAGCTCTAGGCGACGAGTACACCAAACGATATGGTAAGGTACACTTGTCCATAGAAAAGTGCAGAGAGGCGCTCAGAGAGCCACCAGAGGGCATGCCATGGAATATAGGGCACACACCACCACCACAGTGCATGCCTGACGAATACAAGAGAGAGGACGCAATCGAAGCCTATCGCTTGTATTACATCAGCAAAGCAGATACAATAGACATGCGCTGGACTAACGCCAGTCTAGAGTTTTTCACAATACAACAGGAGCAGGCAGCATGAGTGATTCATACAGCTATGATGAGGACATGACAGACCCTAACGACACACTAGACCCATTTGATCTTATGATACGTGATCTGGTGGACTACAAACTGAACGCATGCAGCGTACAGGAGATGCTAGCTATGGCAGCGTCATGGATGACACAAGACCTAGAGAACAGGACAATAACGGAAGTGCAGCAACTGCACGATGGATTATTCGCAGCACAGGAGATACACTGATGGACGCAGAGTTGGCAGGGTGGACATACATAGCCGACGATGGCAAGAGTTTCTGTGTGGAGAAGTTTACAGAGCAGGGTAGAGGAGCTTTTGACCTCATACTACAGATAAGTGATAGAGTGCGGGAGGCGCAGAGAGAGATTAATCGTTTGCAGAAACAAATAGAGATTGATGACGAGGCTCTACGGCTAGTAAACGGCATCGTATCACAACAGTTAACCAATGAAATGTTAGTCGAGGATTAGGAGAATACCATGAGATGCAAAGCATGCAACACACTACTGGAGGATCACGAGTTAAAGCGTAAGGACAGAGTGTCCAATGAGTTTCTTGACTTGTGCGACGAGTGTCTACACGAGTCTAACGAGGCTATTTTTCAACAGGAGGAGCCAGAATATAAGGCATATGTGCAAACGAGAGCTTGCGTTATAGAAGGCGCAGGGTGTATAATACTAGTGTATGGACAAAAAAACCATACACAATTGTTCAATCGCTACATACAGGAGAACTATAGATGGCGGTAATTGAAGGCAAAGCGATGTTCGTTAACATCAAAGAGACCGAAGTGTACGAAGGCAAGGACACTGGGCGGTATACTGTGACGCTGACTCTCAACGATGAGACCAGCAACGAACTATCGAGCAAGGGTGTTCGCTTGAAGTCATATGGCGAGGGTGCCGATGCTATCTTGCAGCGTAAGTTCGCTAGCAAGTATCCGGTGCGTGTCATTGACGCAGAGGGTGAGCCTATCGCAGGTGACGTTCCTTCTGGCTCCACAGTGCGCATATCGTACAAGTACGGGAATGAACACCCAGTGTACGGAGTGCCTGTGTACATGGACGGTATTCGCGTGTTGGAGATGGGAGCCGCAGGCGTTGACTCAGCACTCTAAATTCGTCGGACATGAGCCGTGCGACAAGTGTGGCTCCTCCGATGCTAAGGCAGTCTACAGTGATGGGGGAAGCTATTGCTTCTCCTGTTACGCTGTAGGCAGACCCACGGACAAACCTATGGCAGAACCTACGCCATTGAGGAGAAAATTGGAAATAACCGGAGTCATTGCCGATATTCCTGACAGACGTATTAGCCAGAACACGTGCAAAAAGTACGGTGTAACGGTTGAGTACGACTCGCAGGGTAAAATATCGAAGCACATCTATCCCTATCATGCCAGCGATGCCGATGAGATCAAGGGCACCAAAGTACGCCTAGTGAGAAGCAAAGATTTCTTTGTCACTGGTAGCGTCGAGGGTGTCGGCTTGTTCGGTCAGCAGGTGTGCAAGGGCCGTGGTAAGTACCTGACGATCACTGAGGGTGAGCTAGACTGCCTGTCGGTCTCTGAGATGGTCGGTGGCAAGTATGACGTAGTGTCCCTACGCTCTGGTGCCTCCGCAGCCGCTAAGGAGATCAAGGAGCAGCTAGAGTGGCTGGAGGGCTATGATAATGTTGTGTTGTGCTTTGACAACGACAAGGCCGGACAGCAAGCCGTTGAGGAAGTCAAGGATCTATTTAGCCCTAACAAGCTGAGAATCGTTAAGCTGCCGATGAAGGACGCTAGCGACATGCTACAGGCTAACAAGATCAAAGACTTCACCAGCGCATGGTGGGACGCTAGAGTCTACCAGCCCGATGGCATCATCAGCGGTAGGGACACATGGGAAGCACTCACCAGCAAGATCAAGGTGCAGAGCATCCGTACCCGTGGCAGGGACTCAATAGCCACACCAAGGGCTTTCGTCCCTACGAACTGGTGACCATCACTAGTGGCTCCGGTATGGGCAAGAGTCAGATGATACGTGAGCTAGAGTACTACCTGCTCAACGCGACGGAGGACAACATAGGCATCCTCGCGCTGGAGGAGGACATTGCTCGTACTGCTCTTGGCATCATGTCAATAGCGGCAGACTGCCCCTTGCACCTAGAGGAAGACCTAGACCCTGAGGCTGCCTTCCCTTTCTGGGAGGAGACTATGGGAACTGGTCGCTACTACCTGTTCGATCACTGGGGGCAGCACAAGCGAAGACAATCTGTTGGCTCGCGTGCGCTACATGGCAAAAGCGTTAGACTGCAAGTGGATCATTCTAGACCACCTGTCCATCGTGGTGTCAGCACAGGAGAATGGAGATGAGCGCAAGGCCATCGACGCCATTATGACCAAGCTACGGTCACTGGTGCAGGAGCTAGGCGTAGGACTGTTTCTCGTGTCACACTTGAGGCGCACTCAGGGCCGTGCACACGAGGACGGTGGGCAGATCAGCCTGAGTGAGCTACGAGGTTCACAGTCCATCGCACAGCTATCGGACATGGTGATAGGGCTTGAGAGAGACCAGCAGAACGACAATGAGCAGGTACGCAATACGACTACAGTGCGTGTGCTCAAGAATCGCTACGCTGGTCTCACAGGAGCCTGCTGCTGGCTGAAGTACGATAAGGTCACAGGCAGGATGACGGAAACAGCAAAACCACAGGAGGTGCCGAATGCCCTCTAGCAGTCCCATCTTTTTAGATGCGGAGACCGATGGCCTGAAGCCTACTAAGGTCTGGGTGGTAGTAACCATGCAGGACGGAGAGCTACAGGATCACTATGACGCAGAGTCCCTAGAGTACGCTCTGAGAGGACATGATGACGTGGTAGGCCATAATCTACTTGGCTACGACATTCCTGTCCTGAAGCGTCTGTGGGACATTGACATCAACAAAGAACGTGTGAAGGACACCTTGGTCATGTCACGCCTAGCGAACCCACAGCTAGACAAAGGGCACTCTCTGAGAGCATGGGGTGAGAGACTCCAGTTTCCCAAGGGTGACCACAGTGACTGGTCGCAGCTATCGCCAGAGATGGTGAAGTACTGCCGACGTGACGTAGAGGTTACAGCAGCACTCTACAAGAAGCTGGAGTGGGATCTACGTAACTTCAGTGAGCAGTCTGTGGATCTAGAGCATCAGGTGCAGGACATTACACAACAACAAGTGCGCAATGGCTGGCTACTGGACAACAGGAGAGCTACGGAACTAGTCGCCACGCTACGTGAGAAACTGAACGATCTAGAGGATGCAGTACAGCGGGCCTTCAGACCACTACCGACATTTGTCAAGGAGATACAGCCAAAAGTAAAAAAGGATGGAGCCATCTCTGTCGTAGGTTTGAAGTTCTTGGGAGACTCTTGGGAGACCGTGGGTGGCCCTTTTTCTAGAGTAGACTACCCTGAGTTTAACTTGGGGTCACGGCAGCAGATTGGCAGATACTTACAATACTATGGTTGGAAGCCCTGTAAGTACACTGAGACAGGACAGGCGATGGTTGATGAGAAGGTCTTGGGGGGAATAAAAGACATCCCACAGGCTACACTCATCTCTGAGTACCTGATGGTGCAGAAGCGCATAGCACAGGTGCAGTCTTGGATAGACGCAGTGGACGACGATACAGGCCGTGTGCATGGCAAGGTCAACACCAATGGTGCAGTGACTGGCAGAATGACACACGCTAAGCCTAACCTAGCGCAGGTTCCTGCATCCAGAGCGCCCTACGGTGAAGACTGTAGACGCTGCTGGACAGTGCCTGACGGTTATAAACTCGTGGGTTTTGACGCCAGTGGATTAGAGCTACGCATGTTGGCCCACTACATGGACGACGAGGATTATACAAATGAAGTCATTGGAGGTGACATACACACAGCTAACCAGCACCTTGCGGGGCTTGAATCAAGAGATCAAGCAAAAACTTTCATCTACGCCCTTCTCTACGGAGCAGGAGATGCGAAACTTGGTACGGTGGCGGGAGGAGGCGCAGGTGCTGGTAGACTGCTTAGAGAACGATTTATGCGTAATCTCCCAGCATATGCAGATCTTAAATCAAGAGTTGCTCAAGAGGCAGCACAGGGTTGGATCAATGGACTAGACGGTAGGAGACTATGGATACGATCAGAGCACGCAGCACTGAACACACTGTTGCAGAGCGCAGGAGCACTGGTGATGAAACAGGGGTTGATTATCTTGGATAAGTATGCTAAACTATGGGGGATGGACTACAAAATTGTAGGTAACATTCACGACGAGGTACAGTCAGAGGTTAAGGAATCTCAGGCTGAGAAGTTCGGGAGGCTAGCAGTCTCGTGTCTAGAAGCAGCGGGAATACATTTTAACTTGAACTGCAAACTTGCAGGGGAGTATCAAATTGGCACAAGCTGGGCAGAAACGCACTAAGACTGTCTCTACAGTTGTGGACGACATCTACGAGCTTATGACAACCAAAGCCGCCGATGAGTCAGTAGACATTGAGGCTGAGATTGATAAGTTCGGAGAAGCAGTCAAGAGTCTCATGCGTACTGAGTTTTCTCCTGAGACACCACGTGATGGGCGTAAGCTACGTCTGTCTAACATAGGTAGAGATGATAGATACCTATGGCATCACTACAACGACACAGGCGCTGGGGAGGAGATCCAAGGGCACACGTATGTGAAGTTCATGTACGGACACCTGATTGAGGAAATGCTCTTGTTCCTGTGCCGCATGGCAGGACACACGATTACCGATGAGCAGAAGGTCTGTAAGGTAGAGGGTATCACTGGGCACATGGACTGCAAGATTGATGGCATAGTGACAGACGTTAAGTCTGCAAGTCCCTACGGCTTCAAGAAGTTCAAGAATGCTACGTTGGCCTACGATGATCCGTTTGGGTACGTCGATCAGATCAAGGCATACGCACATTCAGAAGGCGAGACCAAGTTCGGTTGGTTGGCTATGGACAAGTCTAATGGTCATCTGGCGTACCTACAGTACGATCTAGAGGACACAGGAGCACCAGTATACAAGGCTATCAAGGGAGACATAGCAGAAAGGATACGCCATGTAAAAAAGCTCGTAGAGGCAGAGGAACTACCCCCAGTATGCGCAGAGCCACTAGCGGACGGAAAAAGTGGAAATATGCGATTACCAGTAAACTGTTCCTACTGTCATTTCAAGCACTCATGCTATCCCGCTCTGCGTACTTTTTTGTACTCGACAGGGCCAAGGTTTCTAACGGAGGTGGTAAATGAGCCTAAAGTCCAAGAGATCACGTAAGCAGAGCATCTATAGGTCTGGGCTAGAGAAGAAATTTGCAGAGCTAGCACCTAGACGCAGGTATCTGTACGAGCCATACGATGTGCCATACGTGATGCACAGGACATACAAGCCTGACTTTGTAGACAAGAAGACAGGTGACTACATAGAGACCAAGGGTTTTTTCAGGGCAGGAGACACACAAAAGTACACTTCGATACGGGACAGTATAGACCCTATCAAGCTGATATTTGTACTGTCAGATCCTAACAAGAAAGTACGCAAGGGAGCGAAGATAACAATGGGACAATGGTGTGATAAGGAAGGTTTTGAGTTTTACACAGTTGATGAGTACATGAATCATGTCACTAACAATGGATGAGATCAAAGAACGCATACTAGTGCGATACGACGCCGATGATCTTGTGGAGGCTCTAGACATATCCTCCGAAGAACTGTTGGACAGGTTTGAGGATAAATTTATCAACAGGCTACACAGGTTTGAAGAAGACATAGAGGACGATACGAAAGATGAAGAACAAGAGCATTGATGACGCAACACCAGAAGAATGGAACAGATTGAATAAGAGCAAGAAAAGAGACTTGGCTTGGCTAGATGAGTCTGATGACGCAGCTAATGACCACCCTGTGTACGGTGAAAACATACCTGATAATCGTTTGGGTAAATCATATTCTAATTTAATAAACACTATGGTAGATCACCCACCTCATTATAATAATGGACATATAGAGTGCATAGAAGCTATTGAGGCTATGCTTACGCCCGACGAGTACATTGGATACCTGCGTGGTAATTCACTGAAGTACCTGTGGCGTTTCAGATACAAGAACAAGCCCATAGAAGACCTACGCAAAGCCCGTTGGTACGAAGAACGATTGATTAGTTACATGCTGGAGTACCCTAGTGACAAGTAAGGCAGGTGTACAGGACTACTTAGGTATCCAGATTGACTACGACAGGGAGCAAGATCTTAGTGTGTTCTCGCTGGAGACACTAAAAGACAGATACTTCTGGGAGGATGAAACTCATGCACAAGAGGCTTTTGCTCGTGCTTCAGTCTTTGCTGCAACGTATCAAGGGCATACTGACTACAATCTTGCACAGCGACTTTACGACTACGCAAGCAAGAGTTGGTTCGGGTTTAGCACTCCTATACTTAGTAACGGGGGAACCACGCGTGGTTTACCTATTAGCTGTTTTCTCAATTATGTTCCTGACTCAAGGCGTGGGCTATCTGATCATTACGATGAGAACATATGGTTGGCAAGTGGCGGTGGAGGCTTGGGTGGATATTGGGGTTCTGTTAGAAGTAATGGTGTTTCAACTTCTAACGGTAGTCAGTCTACTGGTAGCATCCCTTTCATGCACGTAGTTGACAGTCAGATGCTGGCGTTCAACCAAGGAGTAACAAGACGAGGATCATATGCGGCTTACATGGACATCAGCCACCCAGAGGTTGAAGAATTTATTGCCATGCGAAAGACTACTGGAGGAGATCTTAATAGAAAGTGTCTTAATCTGCACAACGGTATTACTATTGATGACGACTTTCTCACAGCCGTTAAAAATGATGACCAGTGGCGGCTGATTGACCCTAAGTCAAAGCAGGCCATCAAGACTGTTCCAGCAAGGGACTTGTGGTGGCAGCTAATACACACTAGGGCAGAGACAGGGGAACCCTACATTGTCAATCTAGACCGATGCAACGAGGCTCTACCGCAGTCTCAGAAGGACATAGGGCTACAGGTACGCCAGAGTAACCTGTGCTCTGAGATCACTCTACCGACAAGTGAGGAGCGAACAGCAGTCTGCTGCTTGTCAAGTGTAAACTTAGAACACTTCGATGAGTGGAAGAACGATGAGTTGTTCATCAGTGATCTAATTACAATGCTTGACAATGTGATAGAACACTTTATTGACAACGCTACGGGTGGCCTATCTTTAATTCCCGACATGAAAATGATGGAGTTTATGGACTATGTTAGAGAAGATAAAACAGGCTTTGCAAAGGCCGCTTATTCAGCATATAGAGAACGCGCAATTGGCCTTGGAGCGATGGGGTTTCATAGTTACCTTCAACGCAATGGAATACCTTTCTCTGGTGTATTCGCCGCCTCGTTCAATAACAGAGCGTTTAAGCATGTCAAAGAAGGAGCTACTGCCGCTACTATCAACCTTGCAGACCAACGTGGTGAAGCACCTGATATGGTTGGTAGTAACTGTCGTAATTCTCACCTTCTTGCTATTGCTCCTAATGCCTCTAGTAGCATTATATGTGGTGGAACGTCTCCTTCAATTGAGCCAACGAGGGCTAACGTATTTACGCACAAGACTCTCACCGGATCGTACAAAGTAAAGAATAAGTATCTGGAGGAACTACTTGAAGACAAAGGAATCAATACAGAACAAACGTGGAAAGATATTGCTGCTGCTGAAGGCTCTGTTAAAGACTTGGAGGAACTCACAGAAGCAGAGAAGGAGGTATTTAAGACTGCGCCTGAACTTGACCAGCGTTGGGTCATCGAACATGCGTACCAAAGACAAAAGTATGTCTGTCAAGCGCAGTCAGTAAACCTGTTCTTTGAACCACCACCGGCTACTGCACCACAGGAGATACACGATGAGTATTTGGAATATGTTAATCATGTACATTGGACAGGAGCTAACAAACTCAAATCTATGTATTACCTGCGAACTACAGCGGCTAGAAATACAGAGAATGTTAACATTAAAATCCCAAGGATCAACCTTGAAGAACAGGAGTGCCTAAGTTGTGAAGGTTAAAATTATATTAGCAGTTGCGTTGTTGCTCATGTCTGCCTGTAGTACGACAGGTGACGGTAGCAAGTGGAGAAACATGGGGCCGGATCAAGTCAAGTGCCAGAAGCATGAGTTTAAGATGTGTAGCTACTACGGCGCACTTTACATCTGTGATTGTAGGTTGGCATGACGCAGCACCCCGTATACAGAGCGCAGTTTTACATACAGGAACTAAAAAAGTACTCGACTTGGCCTGAGTATCTGGCATACTATAGAGAGCAGGATGATAAGATAATGCAGTTCAGCCACTACTGTATGCAGATGTGGTCTAGCTACATGAATGACAAGATCAAGCAGAAAGAAGCACCACTTAGTTACAAGCAGTACCTAAACAAGTACAAAGATTTATTGGAGGAGGGCTACAATGATAGACCAGAAGATTAGCGCCCTGAAGCGTATGTACAATGCTCAGATAGACTGGTACAAAGCAGAGGTGCAGAACTATCTGGACAACCCTGTGGCTGTAGGAGAGCACGGTAACTTACTTGAGACTATGGACTCTCTTGTTGCTAAGATAGCTGAAGCAGAGGACAGGCTCATTGTACTGGAGACACATTTTAGTGAGTAATGTAATTAACCTCATGCCTACGGAAGCTACCGCCAACGAGGTACTAGAGGAATGCAAAGGTGACTTTGAGCATGTGCTGGTTATTGGCTGGACTCCACAGGAGCAGCTAACAGCCAAGTCTACAACGTCTATGGACATGAAGGAAATAATTTATCTCATAGAAGTATTTAAACAAGCAATTATTATGGCAGGACATGAAGTAGAATGAGCTTACGATCAACTAGAGAATACTACAAACCATTTGACCATCCTTGGATGTTCGACTACTACTCACAACAGAATCAGATGCACTGGTTCCCAGAGGATGTACCTCTGCACAATGATGTGAAAGACTGGCAGACGATGACTGGTGAGGAGAAGAATCTCTTGACTCAGATATTCCGTTTGTTTACACAGTCAGATGTGGATGTCAGTAACGGCTATGTCGATAGGTACATGCGTATCTTTAGGAAGCCTGAGGCACGTATGATGATGGGTGCGTTTAACAATATGGAGTCTATACACCAACATGCCTACAGCCTGCTGCTGGACACTGTAGGAATGCCTGAGGTGGAGTATAAGGCGTTTGCAGAGTACGAGGCTATGGCAGACAAGCATGAGTACATAAACGCCGTAGAGCTACCTGAGAAGGCTGCTACAAGCTCTAAGGTAGGCGATAGGAGAGCTATTGCTAAAGCTCTAGCGATCTACTCAGGCTTTACTGAGGGGCTACAGTTGTTCTCTAGCTTCATCATCCTGCTGAACTTCCCGCGCTTTGGTAAGATGAAGGGCATGGGGCAGATCATTACCTACAGCATACGTGACGAATCTCTGCACGTAGAGGCAATGACTAAGCTATTCAGGGAGTTTATTCAGGAGAACATTGACATATGGACAGACCCCTTCAAGAAAGAGATCTACAAGGCTTGTCGTCAAATGGTTGACCTAGAGGATAGGTTCTTGGATCTTGTGTTTGAGCAGGGAGACATCACTGGTCTAACCAAAGAAGAGATGAAGCAGTACATCAGGTACATTGCTGACCGTAGGCTGCTACAGCTAGGACTCAAGCCTAACTATGGGGTCAAAGATAACCCGTTGAACTGGCTTGACGATGTGCTAGGTGTAGAGCACCAGAACTTCTTTGAGGGCCGTGCGACTACCTACATGAAGGCTGGACTACGTGGTGACGTTGGTAAGGTAAGGTTCGCTAGTGTAGCCTAGCGTTACTCCTCTGCTGCTGCTGGTGCCCCTATGAATGGCTGTGCGCCAGCAGTTAGCATACCCGCCCTTCTAGATACAGTAGCTACATCTCTTGCCTGTGTCTTCGGCTCGTACTCCCTGAGAACTCTTAGATTGTATGTCACAGGGTTTTCTCCCTTCTCCATAGGTATGCCAGACATCTTCTCAAGATTCCTAGCGGCCTGCATTACTTCGGCCCTACGGTCTCCCTCTGGCTTATTCTTTCCACCTTTAGTTATTCTGGAGTTTAGATTGTCTTCCATGGAGTAGCGTTCTGTCGCTGGTGCCTTAAAGTTAGACCGTTGTACAGGTGTCATAGTTACAAGAGAGCTACCGCCTACTGGGTCAAAACCAAACATATCGTGCTGATCTGAGATTATTGAGTACACATCGCCAGTATCTGCATTTATAGCTATAAAGTCATTAACACCACCAAGCTCCTTTGCCTCAGATACATGAGATGTTCCTATGTAAATATGAGGATCGTCTTTGCCGCCTGCTGTAGCGCCGACGCCTCTCTGCTTATAGAAAGCTAACAGGTCTGACTTAGTGGCGTCCTCTACACCTTTCTTTTTCTTCTTCATAAAGTTGGCTAGCCCTTTCTCTCCCATGATATTTTCTTGTGTCAATAGACGGAGAGCTTTCGGGCCTTTCTTTGTGCCGACTCTAGCTTCGTTAGACAGTCTCTGCACACCCTCAGGGTTCTTCACGACAATATCAGTATTCTCCGGCTTGAAGCCCCATACTGTATACAGGTGATTCATGGCCCTGTTCTGCACTTGTTCAGGGACTTCAAAGTTAATGTTGACTCCTTTATCAAATAACTGAGATCTTACCTGTGTCCTGTCGGTTGCTTTGACTTCTGCTAGGTTGTTTACCTTACCTATTGGCCCTTCAGCGACAAAACGTGCTGGCCCCTGTCCTCTCTGTCTAGATATGTAGTCTGTAGTTATGGCAGAGGCCATGCTTTCATTGCCTTTGGTAGTCCCTGCGCCAATTTCACCCTTACCTTTCTCTAGAGGTACGCCAGTTTCTCTCTCGTAAGCTATGGCTCTAGGGCTGAAGGTGTCTCTGATTGTACCGGGGAGTGCTTTTGTGGAAGCCCTCGCTGCTGCCGCTACTTTCTGAGGAGTACCAGCACCCCCATAAAAACCCTCTACCATAGTTGGCACTCTAGCTGCCCCAGCATTGATTGCTGTCTGTCCTATTCGGGCAGCAGGTATAACTCCCGCTACATCGGCGGCGGCTCCTGCTAATCTAGCGGCTCTTGGGTTCTCCTCAATAGCTTGCGTAACAGCCTGACCGACATTGGTGCCTGCAAGATAATCCATGCCTTGAGACAGTTTTTCTTTGACAACATCGGGCGTCACCCCACTGACTATATCTCCAATAGGACTTGTGAGTGTAGACAGTGCTGTAGAGCCAGTCAACAAGCCTCTGGTTCGTATGTCTCCGGCAGTCTGTACAGGGAAAAGTTCTGCATCCCTCTCCATCTGCGCCTGTGCGGCCTTGACTTTACCAGAGATATAACTGGTGTTGTCCTGCTGCTGCCTACGGGCTGCTTGACGTTTTGCTCTTAGTTGTCTACCTGAAACAAACTCAGCCATTACTCTTGCTCCTCTGCCTCTGGCTCGTCTTCAGGCTCAGTGAATCTAGTATCTTCAATAAAAGCCACGAGCACAGCGCGGTCAGCTTTAAGCTGCTGTATCATCTGTGGGCTTCCTTTGGCTGCTACGATGGCTTTATCTGTAGCCACTAAGACTGTTCCTAAAAACTTCTTGGTCTGTGCTGACAAAGCTGCCTTGCCTAAGCCGTAGATAGCCGCTGCTGATCCTGCAACACCTGCAAGGAAAGGAAAAGCACCAGATGTCACTACGTTACCAGCAGCGTATCCTGTTGCAAGCTGGCTAGCTGGGTTTCTTGGAAGGTTCACACCTGTGCGAGTTATGTTCTGCCCAAGTCTGCCTATCGCAGTGTTAGCTTCAAACCTACGCTTCTCGTCTACAACGTCAAGTGCTCTGTAGGACAGCGCCTGTTTGCGCAGGAGATCTTGAACTGCCACATCAGGTACAACAGCAGCTATGGCCTCGTGAGTGGCCTCAGAAATGGATCTACGGCCTGCTCTGGAAGGGGTGGCTATAGAGTCCTCTGCACTTCTAGAGTCCTTCCTTAGCGCCCTGTCGAGGGCTTTACGGGCCTCCAGTGCTTCCAGTGCAGTACCACTGCCTAGTTTTTCTTTGAATAACTGTAGTTGCTGTTCGATCCTTCTAGCTTTGCCTTTCCTATCGTACACTTCGTCAGCGAGGCCGTTGAGTGCTCTAGTGCGAATGTCTGATATGAGTGCCTCTACATCTATCTTAGGATTACCTGCTCTTGATATTCCTGTGGTAAGCTGGTTTGCCTGCCTGCCTATGTAATCTTCAATCACATTGAAATTATCAGTAAAAGTACCTTTTGGGTCAAAATCAGGTATGCTAGAGATTACATTAACCATCTCTAGTTCGTCGGCAGTTGGCTCATAGGTCTTTTTCTTTAGCCAACCCTGAGTAGACGTTCTGCCCTCACCAAATCCATCTACAGGAGACAAGATATTTTGTGTTAAAGACTTACGGTCTCCAATGCCCTGACCCCTGCCTGCTCTTTTAAGATCCATTCCCCTGTCTAGAAGTGAAGTTGAGCTAGCAACAACAGGTTTTAGCTTACCAGCAGGAGTCACTAGCAGACCAACGTCTACAAGACCCTCTAGTTCTCTGGATGTCGCAGCGTACTCTGGCTCACTTTCTTTACGGGCTAGATGTGTTGAAAAGCTTTGCTGAATTGTGTTAAGTACTTCTTGAGCCATATCCGACTCGCCCATAAGTGTACCTAAGCGTATCACAGGCTCTAATTGAACTTTAGCTATATCAGTTAGGCTCTCTAATCCACTTGCTACAGCCTCCTCTACTACATCCGGTGTCACATCCTGAACACCACCGATAATCAAGTCGCCAGCACTGATAGCAAGCTCTGAGACTGCTGTAGGTATTCCGGGCTGTAGTCCCAAGGCTTTTTCTTCAGGAGTGCCTGCAAGACCCGATAGCCGCTCTCCTCCTGATGTAATAGCTTCTGTGAGCTTAGGGAACATAGGATCTGAGGCAGACTCCTGCGCCTTTGTCATTTTGTCCAGCATAACCGCTATTTCATTAGCTGACTCATTGTCTCCCGCAGCCGATGCACGGTTGAGTCCCTCTATTAGCTGTTCTCTTGTGTACTGAGCTTGAGCCATGATCTACCTACTTTATGTACTGTTGTGCGCTGGGACTGAGTTGTACGGTAGGCTGTGGAACAGACCCTCTGCCTAGCTGTAGTATCTCTGCGGCTCCTGTAGTCAATAGTCCTTCCTCTACGGATTTATCAATCATTTCTCTTGATTTCTGTAGCTGGAACTCTGCAACTTGACGTTCAATACGCAGCATGCGCTCAAGAGTAGATTTTTCAAACGTAGGTACACCTGCTTGCGCCAAAGCAAACTCACGGTCAGCATCAGACAGTCCTGTGCCTGCGCCATAAGCCTGAATAATATCAGCAACTTTAGCAAAGCGTTCTAAAGCAAATGCCTGTGTGTTGTCAAGTGTAGGACTATCAATACCAAAGAAAGAACCTACTCGCGCTATTTCTACAATAGCATCAGCGCCTAATCCTGTGAAAATACCATCAGCCACCAACTGTTGTGCCCTAGTGTTCTCTGCCAGTGTATCCGACGCTTCTTGCCCCTGTTTAATTGTATTGCTAACTGTCTCATTGACAAGCTCTTTCATGCTCTCAGGCATTTTACCGAAGATACCGTCTAGCTCTTGTGTTTGCACTTGTTGAGGTGCCGGACGTAACCCTAGTTCAGACGCTTGTTGCCACTTACCGTCTTTAAGAACCTTGCTGCCAAGCACAGAGTAAATACGTACTCTACCGTCATCAGCAACAAATGCTTTAGTAGAGCCTTTGTCACCTATAGTCAATATCTTTTCCATCTCCTCAAACTGAGGAAGATCGTCACCATAAGTAGCTTCAAGTTCTTTAGGGGTAATACCTGCATTCTGAGCCAGAATTTCAGTTGCCTTATCGTCATCTCCTCTAGCTGCTAGCTGTATCTGACGCTTACCTATTTCTTTACCAAGGTCTCGTAGTTCGTCAGGACTAGCGTTAGTTATCTGAGCCGTAAGATCACCCATGCCAATACTCTCAGCAGTATTAATCAAAGATTGTCTGTATCTCTCTTGCTGTTGGGCAGATGCTTTTTGCTGTGCTAGCTCTTGTAGCTTTTGAGTTGCAGCAATCTTTTGCTCTGGAGTACCGAACTGCACCATCAGACCGTACATCTTAGCCATCTTCTGTGGATCGTTAGGATCTACTTTAGCTAACTCCTGAGTTAACTTTTCCTGAGGAGTCCTCATGTCCATCCCAAGCAAACCACCAATACTTCGAGTAGCTAATTGAACAGCAGGATTAACCCCTGCTTGTTGAGAAGTAAGCATCCCAGAAACACCCTGAGTAGGTGATACTGTTAAAGGGTTTATACCCCTCATGTCAAAAATACTCATGTGTATTCCTTAGTTAAAAAAGCCACCAATGGCATTAGCAATATTACCTATACTTCCAAACAACCCAGTGTTTGTCTCTGCTTGTCCTGCTGCTTGCTGTTGTGCTGCTTGGGCGGCTAAAATACTGCCATAGATGTTCTGCAAAGCATTTGTTCTAGCAGCTTCTGTTTGTAAAATATTTTCTAAACCAGAGGCTCTTGCTTCTGCCATGAGACCTGCACCTGTCTGTTGTCCTACACCAGCAATATTAGCCAAGTTAACAGCAGGGTTTAGTGCAGCAAGTAACTGCTGTTCTGGCGAGTATTGTAGGCCCATAGCAGCACCAATGTTGCCTAACTGTGCGCCCTGTAGTGAAGCAGGTAATGCAGCAGCACCGGAGCCTAGTCCAAAGAGTCCTTGTGCAAGCCCTAGCTGTTGCTGTTGTTCTGCCTGTGCTTGCCCTAATGCAGATAAGGCTGCTCTGTTCTTAGCTTCCTCTTGTGCTTGTGCTAACGCAAACTGCTCTGGAGATCCACCGAACTGTGCTGTACGTAAACCTGTGCGCCCCTGAGCCTGTAACTGCTCTTGTAACGCTAGCTGCCTACGTTGTTCTTCAGGACGCTGTGTAGCACGTATACGCTCGTATACATCAGCTTCTCTAGTAGCCATAGGAGTCATAAGCCCTGTGAGAGCGCCTGTAACGCCTCCTAAGGCTTGTCCAGTGATACCTGATACATCTGGTGCTGTTGCCCCCATATCGCCCAATAAGCCCCCTGTGAGAGCTTGTAGCTGCTGTTGCTGTGCAGCTTGTGCAGGAGACAATGATGTAGTAAAGCCACCTTCAGGTGTTGTCTGTACACCACCAAAGCCTGTGGACACTGTGAAGGGTCTAAAGGCACTAGCTTCCTGTGCTTCTTTAGCTATGTCTACAAACTGAGGCAGTGTTGCTGCGGCCATTTGTCTAGCTTCATTCAGGGCATCTATGCTTAACCCAGCACCCAACAACTGACCACCTGTGCCTCCTAGGAAGCCACCTATAGCACCACCAAGGTTATCTAAGTCTCCCATTACTTCATTTAGTATACTCATACCTATTCTCTTATGTCAATACTGTTGTTACTACAGAGGCTGCGCCTGTTACCACAACAGTAACAACAAGCCAAGCAAGACGCTCCCACTTACGAGCATGAGAAGATGCTAGCTCTTTAAGCTGCCTAAGCTCTGCCGTAGCTTCACCCCAACGCTCACCACATTCTTTCTCGTGTTGAGCAATGCGTTCTAGAGCCTCTAAAGCTATGTCAAGTGTTTGCGTCTGCTCTTGTTTCATGGTGTATATGCTTTTGCGGCTGTTACAGCAGAGTCAATGGCAGAGAAGTCTTCTGACCCCCAATCGCCAAGAGCTTTGCCGTACTCAAGATACCCAGAGCTACGCAAAATCTTTGCCTGTTTCTCAACATTGGTCAGGTCGTTGCCATACTCATTGCTGCTGTCCAAAACGCTTTCGATAACATTTACGCTATCTAGCATGGCTGCATACATCTTGGCTTTTTCTTCGTCGGTACGGGCTACTGTTTCTTCAGACATGATGTCCTCCTTATGATTCTAGCGCGGCGACACGCGCTGTTAGTTCTTGGATTGCTTTCACTAAAGGCTCCACTAATGCGGTATGCGCCAATCTCTGTACACCATGCTCATCTTTACTCCACCCATCCCAGTCACTCACACCGGCAGCGTCCAAAGCAGTTTTTATTTCTTGAGCTACAAAACCCCATTGGGTAGTTGTTGTGTCAAAAACATTATTTTCTGCATTTTCTTCATAGAGGTGTGCAAGCTCTGCATCAGAAGAATCAAGCTCGTGATTACCTTTCCAGTTATAAATAACCGGCCTCAAATCGTTTATAAAAGACAATCCCAGCGGAAGGTTTTGAATGTTTTTCTTTAATCTCTGGTCAGAGCTATGCGCCCAATTAGGAGTTCCTACGAAGGTACTAGTAATCTTATTTGAGCTACTACCAAAAGTGACAGTGTTAGCTGCCCCAGTTACGCTTTCTCCTATCACAATCGCCTGACTTACAGTAGCTCCTGTGGTGTCCGTTCCTTTGCCAATAACCACGTTACTGGAGCCTGTGGTTATATCGTTACCTGCAAGACCACCTATAAGAGTATTATTGACTCCCGTGGTCATTGCCTTGCCAGCTTGGACTCCAACAGCGGTATTGAATTGACTTGAATTAGTAGTGCTATTTAGAGTTGCAAGTGCTTCATAACCAATAGCTACATGAGCGCCAGATGCTGTATTTGCCCCTAATGCGTCATAACCCATAGCCGTATTATTAAAGCCCGTTGTGTTTGCATCGCCCGTCAAACCACCCACAAATGTGTTTTTGGTCCCCGTGGTGACTGCTCCACCCGCTGTATAACCAACAGCAGTATTAAAAGAATTAGTTGCGGTGGTGAAATTTTGAGCAGTAAGAGCAAACGCACCTACTGCTACCGACAAACTGCCAAGCGTATCTTGTGTAAGTGCCTGATAACCTAAAGCAGTGTTGTAATCAGCATCTGTGAGAGCATCACCAGCTAACCCACCGACAAGGCTGTTGAAGGTTCCCGTGGTGACTTCGGAACCTGCGTTATACCCAACAGCAGTATTCAAACTACTCGTTGACGTAGTGAAGTTTTGAGTCTTTAAAGCTCCCGCGCCAACGGCAACACTTTGGTCACCTTGGGTATCTGAGGAGAGAGCGAGATATCCTAACGCTGCATTCGAGTCTCCTGTTGTTAGATCTTTGCCTGCTTCACCGCCAACGAGGGTGTTGATGGTTCCTACGGTGACATTTGTGCCTGCGTGATAACCGACTGCTACGTTGTAAGCATCTGTGTTTGTCGTTAAGTTTTGATCCAGTAGAGCTTCAAAACCGACTGCTACGTTCTTAGTGCCTTTGGTATCAGAGCTTAAAGCAGCGTAGCCAACAGCGACGTTGTTATTCGATGTGTTGTAGGCATCACCTGCAAGAGCGCCCACAAATGTATTTTTAACTCCCGTGGTGACTGCTACACCTGCGTCATAACCCACTGCCACGTTGTATGTGTCTGTGTTTGTCGCGGGGTTCATAGCAAACAAAGCACCGTTGCCCACCGCTACGTTTCTTGATCCGTTGACGTTTGTATAAAGAGATTCAGCACCTAAGCCTGTATTAAAATCTACGTCAGTCGCGGATGTTCCTGTGGTATGCCCAAGATAAACACTACGTTCTCCCGTAGTAATTGCGTCACCTGCTTGGTATCCAATAGCTACGTTTTTATCACCCGTAGTCAAAGCCGTACCAGCTTCATCGCCCACAACCACGTTATAGTTGCCGCCAGAGGTAATGCTGTTACCTGCGTTGACACCCACTACGGACGTTGGATGTGCCTGCGGATGCGGTGATGATGTCTGCACCGTCCGCAAAGGTTACGTCTGCTGCAAAGTTTGCTGCACCGTCTACATCAATTGCATCTAAGTTTGAAGTACCGTCTACATCTAGGTCACCATTAAAATCTACATTTCCAGACGCAGATATAGTAGTAAATGCTCCTGTAGATGCAGAACTAGAGCCTACAGTAGTTCCATCTATAGCTCCACCATTGATGTCAGCAGTAGGTATAGTAGTAGTGCCTGTGAACGTAGCTCCATCTATAGGAGCTTTAGCATTAAGCTGCGTTTGAACATTAGATGTTACACCGTCTACATAGTTAAGTTCTGCTGTGGTAGCAGTAACCCCATCAAGTATATTAAGTTCAGCCGTAGTGCTTGTGACACCATCTAAAATGTTTAGCTCTGCTGCTGTACTGGTGACACCATCAAGTATGTTTAGTTCTGCGGCAGTAGATGTAACAGCAGTGCCATTAATAGACAGTGCATCTGTTTCAAGTGTGCCATCTATATCTGCATCACCAGAAATGTCAAGAGATCCTGCGTCTAGCTCCCCGGTTAAAGTAATGTTACGAAAGCTGGCTACGTCTTTGTTTGCATCTACCGTAACTACTTTACTGGCTACTACTGTGCCTACGGAAGATCCGGTGTCACTATAGTTTAGTTCAGCGGCGGTAGCTGTAACACCGTCAAGAATGTTAAGTTCTGCTGCGGTGGACGTTACGCCATCAAGAATGTTAAGTTCAGCAGCAGTAGACGTTACGCCATCAAGAATATTAAGTTCTGCTGCGGTGCTTGTGATAGCTGTGCCATTTAAATTAATAGCATCAGTGTGCACTGTACCATCAAAATAACCGTCCTTGAATTCTAGTGAACTAGTACCAAGGTCTATGTCATTATCTGTGACAGGAGCGATCACACCATTTGCAAATGTAAACTGTGCGGTGCCATCAGCAGCAAAAGCTAGAGTATCTGCTGCACTGAAGAACAAGCCTGCATTAGTGTCTCCAGTATTTGTAATTGAAGGAGCACCAGCAGAGCCATCAGGAAAAGAAACAACACCTGTAAACGTAGGATTAGCTATGTTTGCTTTAGTTGCTGACGCTGTTGCAATATTGTCGAACTCTGCATCTATCTCAGCGCCTTTGACAATCTTATTAGCATCTCCAGATACTAAAGAGTCTTTAGCTGTAAAGTTAGTTGTCTTTGAGTAATTTGTCATACTAATCTGCCTATAAGTGCCTCAGTCTTTAGTTCTTGTATTGACAAAGACCTATTGTTAATTATTGCATCTACTCCGATAGTAGCTACTGTTCCTGACCCTGTTGATTTAACCCTAGCGTCATCTACAATAATAGATGCGCTGTATTCAGAGGTAGCTACATTATACTCAGCTATTCCATACTCCGCTATGCTAGAGTTAACAATAGTTATTGATTGTTTAGCGTATGCTTCTGTGTAGTCGTAACCCCAGTTTAAGACCAAAGTAGACCCTTGTCCACCGATAACTTTAAATGTTAATTCTTTAAGTATCTTTAGCCTTGATGCATCACCGAAGGACAATGGTTGAGTATAGTACTTCATAGTGTACGGTGAAGTATCGTCTAGGTAGCCACTGTAGTCATTAATGCCCTTAGCTGTTCCTAAATACAATGTGCCATCAGATCCTCTAGTACCACAAAGAATCTTAGTAGCAGGCCATGTAGTAACACGGTTACTTCCGTCTTCTAATGTGCCTCGCATGTCAAAACAAAAGACAAGAGAACTACTAGGAAAGAACAATAGATAAAACGCATTCTCTGGGCTATACGCTGATTTAATGTTTCCAGTTTCTGCACCTGTATTAAAAATAATGTCATCACGTACATTTTTAGATACGTTACCAATAGGGTTTGACTTTTCCTGTATAGTCCTGCCCAAGCTACGTACACCTGAGTCAGATAAGAATATTAAATCTGTACCTGTGTCCTGTACACTGTCTCTAGCTACGCAGCCAATACCTGTAATAACATCAGAAAGAGCCATGCTAGCAGGAGCCGAAGCACCTGAATACAGCAGAATACTTTGCTTACCGAAGATAACTAAGAAGTTGTTAAACTCTCTTATAGCTACAATCTCATCAAAGCCTGTAGGCCACACAGTAGTTAGGTCTAAAGAACCTGATGTGCCTCCTGTCCAATCATCGCCATCAAGAGTGTCCGAAAAGTGCAAGGTATATTTATTGCCTGTTACATCTCCTGCCCATATACGACCAAAAGCAGCACAAGCCTCATTAGCGTCTGGAGCATCAGAAGATAAAACTCCTATAGTCCCTGCGCTTGTAGTGTACTCTAGTGCGTCATGGCCTCTCTGGAAAAAGTAAGCATCTCCGTTGAAGGAGATAATCTTCCAGTTGTTAGCACTAATAGTCATGCTGTTAGTAACATCAGTTAATGATGTAGTGCCTGTAAATATCTTATTGTTACCCGTAGAGAATACAATAGTAGTCCCATCTCGCTTAGTAAACTCAAAGACAGACTCTATTCCAGCACTAGATCCAAGAGGTGTAGTAGAGCTAGTCAGTTTGTTTAGCCCCTCTCTAGCACCTATCCTGCCGAACTTGTCAATAATAGCATTCTCTGCTATAGAAGCAAAGGAGGAGTCTTGAGTTACAGGAGAATCCTGAGTGTTTAACCCACGAAATCCCGGAGCACCTACATATATGCTTTTTCGTTCTTGAGCCATTAGGGTACTCTGTAAATAAATTCTTCAGGATTCTTATAGGCATCTATTGCAACAGCATCGGATAAATGCTTGTCTGCAATTAAGAAATAATCCTGTGCAGTAGTACCGCCTGTCTCACCACGCTCTCTAGCCAACAAAGCTACAGCGTTGTGTATGATAGCGTTCTTAGGTAAAACTGTAGTGTCTGTATCGCTAGATAGCTCAGCTTCTCTTGCAATTAAGTCAAAGCGCATAGAGTATACTGCGTCAGGCTTAGGATACACCTGTACCTTAGTGTCTTCATTACTGTCTATACCACTGAACGTATAGGAGTCTGGAGTACCTGTGACTTCACCAGAGATATAATATGCATTGTTAAACCAGTTAGGTGACTCATAGCGCATAAAAAAGTTTGATGTGTCATTGATAACACTATATATTTTAACACGTTCTCCGGCATTTGTCAAGCTATATTCTGTAGTATCTGCTACAGTAGGGATAGTAATAGTTGTTCGTAACGTAGACCAGTCATGTGAATCTTCTACAATACGTTTAGCATCGTTTACAAAGTCGCCTACCATCTTAGAGTAAGCTGTGTTAGCCACGGCAGATACTTCGTCTTCACGTAGTCTACGCAGTACCTCGTTAACTATTGTTAGATATTGCGTACTCATATGAATCCTCTAAATAGTCCCTGTAGTGTAGTGGGAGCCTGATACCCTGCGTACTGTGGTGCTAGCTCTAGTAGTTCAGGAGCTTGATATGTTTTTCTAAAGTCATAGTCTTCAAAGTCAGGTGGTGTGTAGCCTCCAATGCCTCCTGCTCCACCGCCCATACCGGCAAGAAGACCTAAGCCTAGTCCTGCACCAATGCCTGCACCAGCGCCTTGGCCTCTACCTGTGCCTAATCCTTCGCCAAAGCGTTCTTCACCTAAGGCTTCTCCTGCTGCCACAGCCTCTCCGTATCTAGCTTCCCCAGCAGCTACAGCCTCTGCTAAGGCGTCTGCTTGGGCTAAAGCATCTGCTTCTCTAGCAGCTTCTGCGGCTGCTGCATCTGCTTCTGCTTGCGCACGTGCTTCCGTTAAACGTGCTTCCGCTGCTTCTGCTCTAGCTTCTGCCTGTGCGACAGCTTCTCGTTCTGCTGCTTCTCTAGCTTCTGCTGCGGCCCTAGCCTCTGCTGCTTTCCTAGCTTCCTCTGCTAAACGTGCTGCTTCTGCTTGTGCTTGCCTTTGTGCTTCTGCTTGTGCTTGCCTTTGTGCTTCTGCTTGTGCTTGCCTTTGTGCTTCTGCTTGTGCTTGTGCCTGTGCTTCTGCTTGTGCTTGTGCCTGTGCTTCTGCTTCTAACCGTGCAGTAGTGTCTTCAGCAGTAGTGTCCTCTAAGATGTCTGTAGGCTCTGTAGTTGTAGTAGGCGTAGGCTCTGTTGTAGGAGCAGTAGTAGCTATAGGTGTAACTGGAGGAGCTACTGTAGGTTGTGTAGACGGTGATGTGACAGCCGCCGCTGCAAGTGCAGGAACAACACTAGAGAACAAAGAGCCTGTAATTGATCCCGGCGCACCAAATGTAGGCTGCGGTACAACAGGTGTTACAGACGCACTAGGAGCAGACGGGGAGACTACCGATGTTGCTGGTGCAGATGATGCTCCTCCTGATGCTCCACCGCCACCTCCGGGCGTCTGTGTAGGAGTCTGTGGTCTTACTGGTGTTGTCCTTACCTCTGGAATTGGAGTATCGGGAAAAGTAAAATCTATTCTACTAGGGGTATACTCAAATGGCAAAGTTTCAGTTGCAGTACCTCCAAAAATATCAGGTGCAAATGATGGGCCAGCGGACGTTATGTACTCTTGTAATACATCTTCTCGTAAATCAGTAAATGAAGGAAAGAAACCTGTAGTTCTTTCCGTAAGCCCAAAAGCAGCTAAACCTTCTGTATCTCCTCGTCTGATTAACTCTCTACGTAAAGCAGAAGAATCCATATTTTCAAAGGCGTCTGCGCCTATAGAATCAACAACTCTATACTGTATATCAGAAACATTTTGAGCAACTTCTTGAGCAACTTCAGGAGTAAAGGCTCCAATGTCAATCCCTGCAAAAGCAGAAGGATCTCCTGCTATGTCTATAATATTATTAGGAACAGTAGGATCTATAGGATCAAAAGTTAACTCTGGAGCAGTAGGGTCTATAGCACCTGCTTCAGCACCAGCTGCTCCTGAAAAAAACTCACCGCCATAAGTCATCCCCCCACTTATTGCAGCCGCTGTCAGAGCTTCCTCAAGATCAGCCCCCTGTAGTCCTGCTGTCACAGCACTGGAAAGTGCACTAGATAGAACAGCATTAGCCGTTGTTCCTGCTGCTGCAATACCTGCTGATGCTAGTGCACTACCGGCTATTGGGCCTAACGCAAAAGAAAGAGCTAATGTAGGCGCTGCTTTGACGAGGCGCTCAATAAAGTTAGGTCTGTCAACTTTTAGCGTCCTAATCTCACCATAAGAAAAAGGATCGTATACATACTCAGACCCATTAGGGCCATACCTAGTAGGAGTTACGTCGTACTTATAGTACAACGCCTGCAACATGGGGTCACGCTTATAAGCCTCTTGTAAAGCATCTTGATAGCTTAAACCCTCTACTGTCTGTAGATAAGGTATTTGTTCAGATAAAATAGGCTCTACTAGAGAATGAAACTCTGATAATTGCCTTGCTGATGATCCTGTGTATGACTCACGATTACCTCCGAACCTCCCTAAGTTCTGTTCAGTAGGCGTTATTTCATACCCATAATAATTGCTAAGGGCAGAAGCTATATCAGATGAATTTTGTAGATTACCAATGTTTGAATAAGCAGCTACAGCAGTTTCTGTAGTAGCTGGAGATCTAAAGTTTCTTAGGTAAGCAGGGGGATTTACTCTGTTAAAATATGTGTTCTGGTCAACAAATATCCTGTCGGAAGGCATCTCGCCGCCAGCTATAGTTGCTTCTCCCCCTACAATATCAAAAGCAGAAACAAGTCCGGTTTGGGTTCGGAAGATTTCTCTTAAACCAGTGTCGTAATAGCTGTCTACTCTATCAACATCATCAATTTCAAAGTAATCTGCACCAGCTACTAAAGAATTTTTATAGCTGTCTATTGCGCTGCCTAAGTTTTCATATTGATAGCTATTAAAATCACTAACAACATCATTTAATGTAGTGGTAGGCGAGCTTCTAGTAACTCGCTGGCTATTAGTAGTTCGCTGTGGGGGCGCAATGCCAACAGGTACTCGACTAAAATCTATGTCAAAAAAAGACTCTGCCACTGTTTATTTCCGTGTTTTCTCGAATGAACGCATAGCGCCTAGCCCTAACATGCCCATGAGGACAGGCATCATAGTTTCTAGAGGCACTAGAGGAATAACTATATCTATAGATACTAGAGCTAACACAAAGTTAGCAAATGGAATTGTGATGAAATTACCGAACATGCCCAGCCCACACGTCCAGCCAATAAAGGGTCTCCAGCCAGAAACAAACAAATTAGAACTAGCTGCTTCTACTTTATTGACCTCTATCTGAGCCTTCATAAGATCCTGATGATGTTCTTCCGACATCGTAGCGATCTTATGGGCAAGCATAGCCTTTTGGTCTTTATCTTCGATAAATTTGTCTAGCAAGCCTGTGACTGGCCCTATCAACTGCCCTACTAAACTCATATTAAGATACCTTAATAAAACTAGGGGCCACCGTAGCAGCCCCCAGTTAGATGGTTATTACTTAGGAACAACCAAAGTTAAACCTGACTCAGGACGCAGTACAGCAACGCCATACAGAGTATCTGAGGTGAACAGGTTAGCAAGAAACTCTTGCTTGTACTGAGTCTGAGAGCGAACACCCAGTTGCTCAGCCATTACAACTGCATCTCGCTGGAACAACAGAGCGCCCAGAGAGTCTACAGAAGAAGCAGAGTTAGCACTAGCAGTCTCAACAACAGGGCAGTTGGTGCTAACAAATACGTCAATGCCGTATAGTTGACCAATCTGACCATTGGTTACTTGACCGTTGTTTACGAAGTCTGAACTTACGTAACGATCAATACCCATAATGGTGTTGCGGACTGAAGGAGGAATAACAAAGTTACGTCCTTCCATTGGCACGTCTTGATCGTCCAGCTTCTGAATAATACCACGGAAGCCTGCATCAGTAAATACGTCAGCAGGAACAACAGTGTCAACAGCATAGGCAGTCAAGCCATTAGAGGCGTCTACAAAGAACGTACCGTCGTTATTTGCATAAGTAGTTGAAGATGTGCCTGAAGTACCAAGGCCAGTAGCCAAAGAGTGCAGGTCGGTATCAACTTGCTTAGCCAGCGCGTAACCAGCGTCTTCCGTGTAGAACTGACGCAGAGATGCCAGAGCTTGTACGTCGGTGATGTCCTCAATCAGACGAGAGTACTCAAAGTGCTTGTTGATTGAAATTTGGACTTCACTTTCCGTAGCGTTCTGTACCGTTACAGCAGTGTTCTCTGCCTTAGCGTGTGCATCACCACGGACAGGCTTAGGCACATGGATCGTGTCGCCTTTCTTGCCAGCCATAGACATCTTCTTGACAAGGTTTGCCAAGACAAGGTTCTTTTGATACGCAGCAATAATCTCGTCACTCCAGATTTCTGGAATGAAAGTAGCTGCGCTAGTGTTGTCAACAAACCCGCCAGTTGCGGGATATGTGGAATCAGTCATAATAAATATCTCCTAAGATATACTATCTGACCCGTTTTTCCGCATACGCTCTCATAATTTCTGGTTGTAGAGCAGCGTAGCGATCAGGGTCGGTTTTCATAAGGTTAATAATGTCTGCGCGTCTATAGATTTTCTTAGGTGCTGATTCAGAGCTACCACTGGCGTTACCAGTAGAAGCAGCTTTAGCTGTCTGCCTTCGAGCCTGTTGCTCAACCTGTGCAGTCTGCTGTACAATATTCTGTCGCTCTTTCCATAAGTTAAATAACTCATCAGCGGCTTCGTGATCGTACTGCTGGTCTGCCGATACAAACAGTCTAGTCCTGACTTTAGATGCTTTGATCCACTCAGCAAAGTTAGCGTCTTGTAGTATCTGCTGCATGTCAGGGTGCTTACGTTGTAGCTCTGACATTGCAGTACTGTGCTTATATTGTTGAGTGAGTGCTTCAGCTTCCTTAATCTTAGGATGGTTCTGAATTGCCCTGTCTACAGCCTTATCGGGGTCTGTAAACCAATCTACTTCTTCGACTTGTTGGGGTGCTTCTTGTTGATCTTGAGTGAGTTGAGTCTGGATATACGTATCAACAACCTTACGTAGCTCACCTACTTCAGAACTCTGTCGGCCCAATAGCTTCTCAGCTTCTTGGTGCATCTGTACAAGTTCTTCAGCGGACTTACCTCTGTATTTATCAGGTATCTCAGGTTCCTGTATTTCAGGGGTTTCCTGCTGTTCCTCTGCAAACATTTCTAGTTGTTGATCGTCTTGGTTATCCTGTTGACGCTCAGGTTCAATAATCTTAGCCATTATTAACTCCGTACCTTAGTATTGTGGAGAGCTTTATTATGAAGGTTCTCTATGAGGATTGCCTTCTCTCGTGTGCCATGTGTGATTCTCGTCTTTTGACCCATCTATCTGCGGCATCAGGGAAGTCTCCGCTGATACCTTCCAGATTAGAGCGTACTGGAGAAATAACACGTTTAGCGTCTAAGCCACAACTGCACCTAGAAGTTGTGACATTAGACTTAACTAAATCTTCAAACAATTGTCCGCAAGAACATCTAAAGTCAAACAGCCTCATCTAGAGCTTCCTCAGTGTCTTCTTCTGATTCTGCTTCAGCATGGGCGTTGTCAATCTGTGTTTCAAGATTCAATATGGTTGCTAGGATAGCTAACTGACCTTTGCGAAAGTTCAAGTTATCGTTATCCGTAGTCAGTTCTACTGAGTTGATCTGTGCAACATTACTGCCTAAGTCAGAGATTAGCTGCTTCCAGCCTTCTGAACGAAACATAGCAAAGTAATTGTTGAAATAAGTTTCTAACTCTTGAGTCATTGTATTTTACCTTTGTTAAAGAATACTTGTGTACACTAATGTACCTTTACATTATAGCATACTTTTGACTGTTTGTCAAGTGTTATTTAACTAAATGTTTTTATAACGATAGATAATGCACCAATTGCAATTGCAGCGCCCAGAACAAACACAAGAGCACCCACTGACACCTGTTGTATCAGCTTGTCTCTTGCTTTCTTTTTACGAGCTATAAGGCGCAGGTGCTCCTGTCGAGCATGCTCCTGTTCTGCCTTAGCTTTTTTGAACGCCTCCAAAGTCTCTGGATCTGCCACTAATAATATATCGTGTACGTCCTTCCAGTATCTCTCATAGCTTTTCTTAATCTGAGTGAGCTTTAAGATCTCGCTCTGACTCAGGGGCTTGAAGGTACTAGACTTACGCTCTACTTCAAAATCTGTTAGGGCTTCTCCAAAGTCGCTAATCGTACCCATAAGTTGCTGGATACCCTGCCCAGACTCATTAGCTGTCTTTATCAGACCATTCAGACTCGACAAGATGGCAGAAGCAGCTGCAACTGATTCAATTAGCATTATCGGCCTCTACGAGTACCCATCTTTTTCTTTGTACCATTCATCATTGGCTTCTTTTTCTTCTTGCCATTCATTGCTTTTTTACCGTATCCCATACCGTATCCGGGCATAATTATCTCCTTGAGGCAATTAACATTTCCACCTGCGTCTAGCCTGCCTAATTCTAGAGTTAGGGTCGTTCCTAGTTTCAGCGGAACTTCTTTTTAGTTGTCCTGCTGACCTAGCACAGTAAGATTTACGGCGTTTAGCCGCTTTACTCCCTGCTTTAACTTTACCTGTAACAGCAGTTTTGAGCTTACTACCGGGATTAGCGGCCCTATACGCTTTTACGCCTTTCTCAGTCATGCCTGCGCCAGACTTAGTAGAGCGATAGTTTCCACCTTTGCCTGTAGTCTTGCGTATAGGCTTGGCCCGTCGTGTTGCCATGTTACGACGCCTTCTTAACTGTTTTTGTAGTTTTCTTGTCTGTAGCACAGTTACATGCTTTTACTTCTTTAATAACTTTTTCTAGTTCTTCAAACTTCTTGTTAACTTGGTCTACAATTTCCATTAGCTCTGTGCGTGTGACTACCATCAGTCTATCCTTGTCTCAGTTGGAGGGGTTGCTGGGGTTGCATGGGTTGCATGGGTTGCACAGGTTGATTTTTTAGATCAATCTCTTTCTCTTTCAAGAATGTCTGGGCAATCTTCATACGACGATCAAACTCTTTGTCGTCTTGGTCTCCTGCCTTCAGGTTAGCTGTGACTGCCTTAATCTGGTCAATCTGTAGCTCCTGTGGTGCAAGCTGTGTCTCTACGGCAATCTTTTGCGCTCTAGCGGAAGACTCTTGTGCTTGACCGTTGAGTGCCGCTGTCTGTGACTGCTGGAAGGCCATCTGTGCCTGTGCAACCTGTTGTTGCATCTGTTGCTGTTCTTCCGTAGGCTGTGACGCTTGCTCTGCCTGAGATAGCTTAGCCATTAGTTCTTCACGATTAGACAGGTTCATGTTGTCAATAATTGACTGGATCAGCGTGTTGTACAGCGGAGAATCTGCTGGCATGGTTTGCAGTAGTTGCACAAGCTGTGTGACTTCGTACTCACGAGCAATGATGCCTAGTGTAGACGTAGTGTTAAACTTGTAGTCTTTGACAGGGTAGTTCTCTGGGTCAAACTGCATGTAACGACAAGCAGCCATCTTAACAAAAGGAATCAAGAAGGACTGCTGGAAGTTAATCAGAGTACGCTTGTGGCGCTTGATGATTGCACCAAGGGACATACTGATACCAGCAGCCGTAGCGTCACCATTTATACTGCCGGGGATACCAGCGGAGTCAATAGCACCTGTAGACATCTGAACCATCTTTTGTAGTTCCGCTGCCTGTGCAAAGGTAATCTGACTGACTTGACCAAAGTTAAATGGATTGAGCACAGTCTTAGGATCACCATTGGTCAAGATGATCTTACCGGGGCGTACCTCTGGTCTAGAGCCTCTAGGAAGCCGTGTAGCGTCCATAGCCATCATTGGATGGACAGTTAGGGCTAAGGCATCAATACGTGCTCTAAGCTCTGTATCAAGTGCTTTCTGGCTGTTGTAGCCCTTCTCGCACACACCACGGCCCCAGAACCTACCGGGAACCACATCCCAAGGGAAGGCAACTACAGGACGATCCTGCATCATGTATGGATTTGCCTCTGCCTTTAGCAGGATGCCTCCATTAGCCACAACCACAATAGCTTCGACGTAATAGCTTGCATCTTCGTCTTTCTCCGGTTCCTCTACTTCAATATCAGCAATGTCCTCATCATCGGCAAGCATTGCTTCCTTTTCACCAATCTCCAAGAGATAGCGAGGTACAAGACCGTAGTACTTAGTTAGGCGTACTTTGTCTTCGTCGTAGCTGGTAAGGTCTTGATCTGGCTCTAGGTCATAATCACTAGCCGCCTGACCTACGTACACGTCCCTATAGACACCTTCTTCCTGTAGCTGTTGTACCTTATGTCGAGGCACAAACTCGTCCACAGCAACGCCTATGGCGTCCTGTATAGAGGTAGCCACAGGGTCAATTAGGAAGTTTTGAGGCAGTACAGGGCGCAGCTTGACTACTGTGCGGTCTGTGACGTTCACACCTACTGCCTGTAGCTGACCGTCCATGATGGGTTGTGTAGCAGGAGCCATCTCTTTGACTTCCTCCAGCACTACTTCAGCCACACCCATTCCAAATACTGCACTGTTAATGAGACATTCGCCTACTTGCTTGCGAATTTGTGTCTTTTCAAAGTCCTCGTGCAGTTTTTGCCGTAAATACACGACATCTTGCGACTCAGCATCGCCAAGTTCGTCCGTAATATCAAAATATTTGCCTCTACCAAAGGTGGCCTCCTCAATCTCAGCTACACTAGACTCTACAGCCTGCTGTAATGCAGGGGAAATGATACGTGAACGCTCACTTTTGCGCTCCATGTCCTCTGCTGCCCAGATTCCACGCCATAAACGGTAGAATTCTTCAAATCTTTCTGCGTAATTAGACTCATAGTGGTCTCGCCATGAGTCACACTTAGCCATTACCCAGTTTTCTAGGTGTTCGTCACTCGACAGAACGTCGTTGTCGCCATAATCCATACTGTTTACCCTTAACGTGAGCGTTTAGTCTTAGAAGCAATGCGCTTGGGCTGCTTACTGAACTGTTTACCGGCCTTTGTGTCTTTTCTTTTCTTTCTAGTGGTGGCTGCGTACTCTTTAGCGGATAAAGACTTGATTGCTTTTTCTGGCAAGTAGCGTTCACCTGTAGCTTTAGAGCCTTGAGTGCTAGGTTTACCTGACTTTGTACGCCACTTTTGCTTAGTCCAGTTTTTTAGAGACTTCTGTGATTTAGCTAAAGCCATTACTTAGCTCTCTTTTGTGCAGTCTTGCTCAGTTCTTTGAAATGGAACAAACGCTGGCTTGTTTTTCCGTGGGACTTATGCGTATGCAAGTGTCCGTTTGGCATTTTGTGAGTGTTTCCTTTCCACTCCTTGCCTTCTCTGGTATAGTGAGGTACACCTTTCATCGGTAGCCTCCTCCTTTGGCTTTGTATTGCTTTGCCAGCATCTGGGCTTTTCTCCCTGACCATTGTCCGGGGGAGCCACCTTTGCCACCTGCTTTGATTTTATTAAATAGGTTCTTACGCATAGTGGGTTTGGTGTAGTTACCGGCTTCATTTACTCTTGACTTAGGTTTACGTTTAGCACCCTGTGATCGTGCTCTAGTTCCTGCCCTTGTTGCCATGTTAATATCCTGTTACAACGTCCAAGACCTCAAGATCGTCTATCTCAAAGTCATAACTGTAGGCTACCTTAGCCAGTTGATCTGTGTACGCAAAGGCATCCACAAGGTCATCATGTGTCAATACGTCAGGAAACTGAAACAGTTGATCTAAGAACTTACTGTTCCACTCCCCCCTGCCTAGAGTAATCTGACCGTTTTCAAATCTACCCTGCAAGGCCCACATGATTCTGTCTGTCTTCTTTTTGTTGCCGTGGGTTAGCTCCTCTACAACAAAGAATCTACCACGCTGCTTCATTAAGTCCATCAACGGTGACATCACAGCCTGCTTAGCGATACCACGCTCTATGCCTACACTGATAGGCCTGTAGTCCCGCACAGCCTCAAAGATCTTTCTAGCTGTCTCCGCTAAGTCCCATCTACCGTATATGATGTTCTCTAAGTGCCAGCCGTTTTCGTTGACTTTCACTACTGCAATTGCTGATTCGTCTAGTCGAGAGTTTTTAGTTCTTTTCTTACTTACGTCCTCAAAGCCAGCTAAGTCAATGCTAATGTAGTAGTCACCTATCTCCGGTGTCTCACCGAACTTGACCCACTCCTCCTTAAACATCTCTGAGCCTCTGGCCTCAAAGGATGCCATAAACTCTTGTCTAAAGGCATAGGAGGACATAGACTTCTTAGCTAGGTCAATCTCATCTGGGTCTAGTAGCTCATTGTCGTAGCTTGTGAAGTGCCATGACTGATAGGACTCATCGTCCTCTAGCTCTGCGTACTTGTACAGGTCGTAGAAGTGATTACGGCCCATAGGTGTACCGATGAACAGTGCACCACCCTTTTGGTCAGCCAAGGCAGGTCTAAGGATCTGCTCAAATACCTCCGGCTTCATGTCGGCGTACTCGTCCATCACTAGAAACTTCAGTGACACACCACGCATAGTCTCAGGTCTATCGGCACCTTTGAGGCTAATGGTTGCACCGTTGACCAGTTTAATCTGTAAGTTGTTTATGTGACTAGAGGATACAATGGGGTGCGCCAACTCCAATAGTGTTTGCCACATGATGTCTCTGGCCTGTCCCTGTGTTGGAGCTACATAGAACACGTGGCCTTTGTCTGCCTGTAGAGCATTGACAATCAACATCCATGCTGCTAGTCTGGACTTACCTGTACGTCTACCGGCAGCTACAATCTTAAACCTAGTGTCGTCAGCCCAGACTTGCTTTTGCCAGTCAAGCAGTTGTATGTTAAGGCTAGTCATAGAAATACTTGACTACATACTCATCTAGGTCTTTTTCTTCCTCACACTCATACTCTACGTCTAACTCAGGATCACCGTCCCAATTTAGATCTTCTTGTTGTGCTAAGGTTGTCTTGTATTCTCTGTTAGTGTTCATTAACTATATGTCCACATTACAGGTGCATCTGGAGTAGCCCTAATGTCTACATGCACAAAGCCTCCGGCTACACCAATCCCAGTAAAGCCTAACTTAATAGCATTCTTTACTATAGTGTACCGTTGTAAACCAGAGGACACAGCTATGTCCGCTGCGATACCTTGTGCATGTGTGCCGGGAGTGTTTTTCCCTAGTTCAATAGGGTGGTCAGGTGATCTATAGCCACTTGTGATTACAAAAGGAAAACCACAGTGCTCTCTAAGCTCATCTAGTGCAAAAATCAATTCTTCTTCAATCTCATTCTCGCCTGTGGCTTGACACACAAATTCGTCCTTGGTAAAGTACTTAAACATCCTGTGTATACTCTCCTTCTATAGGATCATTAGGTGTCACATCGGTCTCTACTGCTCCGCTACCGATACCTGAGATTGTTATGGATACCGCTGATCTACCAGAGGCGCTATCTTTCTCAAAGTAACTCAAGGGTAGCATGCGATCCATCACTAGTTTCCATGCTGCCGCTTGATTCTTGTGTTCATCGTCTAAAGCTGCATCGAAGATAGCATCCATTACTTTGCGTGACTTGGGTGAAGCCAACATACGAGCTTTGTACTCATTGATAATCGCTGCATCACCTTTAGGTCTACCTACAGCACCTCTAGATCCTTTAGATTTAGAGACTACATCTGTTTTTCTAGGTCTACCTCTCTTGCGCTTTAGTGGCGCTTTAGGTTCTGTAGATGGCTCATTATCAATATCCATGTGTGTATTTTACCTTCTAGTCTTTCTAAAGAATACTCTATCATTATAGCATATTTTTCTGTGTTTGTCAAGTCCTTTTATGTGTTAATTTATAGTCCCGCAGTTTTCTTTTGTTATCAAGAGGTTAGGTATGTTAGTAAGCACTAGCTTTACTGTGGTTTTTCTAGTTTTACTTTTGATGTACGGGAGTGCCTACTATAGATTTACTAGAGACGCTACGCCCTCCCCCGTCCCCTCTAGCACACCCCAGCCCATTTGTCAACAAAAGATTTTCCCTAGCACACATCGCTGCTCGTGTCAACACTTGACAACACGAGAAAAACCTGAGTGAACCTGAGGGCGCAACCACAGATGACACGAGATGTCAAGAGAAAAAAAGAGTTGACAAAAGTACAAGAGTGTGGGCCGTTGTGGTAGCCTCTAGCACACAACAGTCACACCAGTACAATTGATTCTGCCTATCAAGACCTGAGATTCGATAGTAACAAACGATTGACAGCAGTTACCACAAGACTACAATGGGAACCATCAACAACA